CAAATACTAAGCCCGCCAAGTGCGGGCTTTTTTGCGCCCGCTTTCTAACATTTTGTTAGTTCTCAAGTGATATACTGCACGCAGTATATCATCTTTTTTTACGGCCGTCAACAAAAATTTTTTGGAAAGTACCAGTTCTCTGTGCGGGGGTAGCCATTACACCACACGTTACAAGGGGCACGCAGTCGGTTGAGGTGTACCAGTTCCCTGTGCGGGGGTAGCCGTTGTTATGTTTTTAACGTGGCTTTGTTACGAAAAAAGTGTCTTTGTTACGCAACAACTCCCCGCAAACCCGCATGAATGCTATATTGTTATATGTTACGTTTTTTTGGCAAATTGAGAGAGGGCAAACGCGCAAGTCTCTCAGCAAGTGCAAATCATACCACACACATTTTACCGCCCCCTCACTCTTAAAAACACATAACATTATAACTATATAACAATACATCATTTTTTTTAAGTAAATCAACAACTTAGCGCGTTACGTTTTCCGTTACACTTTTTTGCCCCATGCCCAAATCGTAACAATTAAATTTGACAGAGTGTGTTACAATATATACAAAAAACAATAAAATCTAACAAAATGTTACTTTTTATCCCCCCACAAACTGCACGACAAGCCCCAAACTATCGACACTTTAAATTTGACAAAACTATAATTTTGTGGTATAATTAGGGCTGATGGCAAAAACCATCAAAACAAAACCAAAACTAACAAAATGTTAGAAAAACAGAAAAGGACTTTCATCATGAGCATTAAACGTATCTCTAACTTTCAAGCCCGCAAGCACGTACAAGCGTGCGAACCATTCAAGGCCAACAACATTTTTGCCGAGTGGGTGTATCCCAACAAGTACGTGGTTTATTCATACGGTAAACACTTCCCGCTTTTCGTGTTCGATGCCGACTCTAACGTATGGGCAGAGAATGAAGACAAGTACAGTGTGACTACGAGTAAACACCGTACACAATCACACCCATTGTGTAACACAATCAGACTCAACACCCGCACCATGCGCGAGCTTGCAGAAACTAACATTTTGTTAGAAAAGATGATTGGAGAATTAGTATGAGCGAGTGGATGGAGTGCAACGCATGCGGAGACGATATCTACATCGACCGCTACCGACTCGGCTACCGTTACTGTTTAATGTGTGGCGAGGACTTTGCCCGCATTGAGCGGGAATCGTGGACAGTCATTCAAGAGTACACAAAGGGTGCATATCAGTTCGTTACCAATACGAGCGCACCGACAACGCTGAAACAAACCAATCCCAAGGAGGATAGAACATGAACAGCGATTTATTAGATGAGTATTGCCGACTAGAGTTTGGGCACACCGACTGGGAGGTACGCTATGAAGATGGCAACGCACACATCACCATGTACGCAGAGCCACGTGCTGACTACATACCCGAGGAGAATAGCGATGATTAACTTTGACGATTACGGACGGATTGGAGACCGACTACGTGCGGTAGAGTTAGACTTACGCAACTACCTGTTAGACCCTAGCGATTACACGTGCGAGTATTTTCAGGATGTGCACACGGCAGTAGAAGAATGCCTAGGCTTTCTAGGTATACCCACAATTGAAAAGGAGGAAGATGATGAAATTTCAGAATTGGACAATGACTGACATAGTCACCCGCGTGGTGTATTTGATTGCAATCATTGTGATTGCATTGGACATGTTTTATTGGAGGCCCTGAATGATTGAGTTTACATATACCGAGATAGCACTAGGATGTATCGCGCTGATTGGATGGGCGCGAGCGATGTATTGGAAGTCGAAACACGACAACTTGCATCAGTTCAACATGGCCATCATTGAGGACGAGGACATACGCACCAAGGTGCTAGCCGAGTTCCAAGAGTGGAAGGCCAAGCAAACGTGATCACGAGCAAGTGAAACGCACCACAAATATATTTGACAAAGATATAATTTTGTGGTATAATAAGGGCTGATGGTGCGAGCTATCAGTCAAACCCGAGTTAGTTTAAAACTAACATTTTGTTAGAAAACATTAGGAGTATTAGAAATGGCAGATATTAATTTTGGTAAGAGCATTACCCTGAAACAAGCAAGCAAATTGATTCGTACGAATCCGACTACTAGGTTTCTACTAGAAGGTGAGCCGGGAATCGGGAAGTCCTCCATATTGGAGAGTATAGCTAACGATATGGGTTACGACTATGCCTACATCGACGTGCCCAACATGGACTTAGGCGATATCGCTATGCCTGTGATTGACCATGCAACCAAGACAACCCGCTACTATCCCAACGCAAGGTTCAAGATTCACGAGGGCAAGCCCTTGGTGATTATGCTCGACGAGTACACAAAAGGTGCTGACCCCATCAAGAATATGTTACACCCCATGTTCGAGAAGGCCAACCCTAGACTCGGCGATATAGCTATCAACAAAGACACAATCGTGTTTTTGACCGGTAACTTATCGACTGACGGTGTGGGCGATACCTTGAAAGCACATAGCCGTAACCGACTGGTTCCCGTTCGCATCAGTAAGCCGACTGCGGACGAATGGGTAGAGTGGGCGGTGAACAAGGGCATCGAGGCCGAGGTGATTGCATGGGTGAGCCGATACCCACATGCACTCGCAAGCTACCTTGATGGCGGGCAAGGGGATAATCCCTACATTTACAATCCGCGCAAGCCTATGAATGCGTTCGTATCCCCAAGATCATTGGAGACAGCGTCCAACATCATACGTACTCGCAAGGATAACGACAAGGACACGGTGATATCCGCCTTAAGCGGTGCAATCGGCGAGGCCGGTGCGCGTGACATGCAAGCGTACATCGAGTTCAGCGATCAGCTACCCACATGGGAGGCCATCGTGACCGACCCTAAGACTGCGACCGTACCCAGTAGCGCGGGTGCATGTGCAATCATTGTGTTCAGCGCGATATCACGTATCGACAAAACAACTTTGCCCCCATTCATGACTTACCTCAAACGCATGGATGCCGAGTGGCAAGCGGTGTTCGCGATCAACGTGGGCAAAAACGAGAACAAGCGGGACGTGGCATTCAACTGCGACGAGTTCACCGCATGGATAGCCAAGAATCAAGACTTACTTTAATAGAAGGAAACTAACAAAATGTTAGAAGAACGCAAACTGCAAAAAGCAAAAATCACTTTGATGCGTGAGCCCATGTTCGCCCTGTACTCAGGGCTAATGATGGTCGGTCGCACAAGTATTGCCGACGATGTTCCAACGGCATGTACCAACGGACGAGACGAGATATACGGACGTGCGTTTGTGCGTGAGCTAAAAGATGAGGAGCTAAACTTTCTCATCATTCACGAGACCATGCACAAAGCATACCGGCATCTGACAACGTGGAAAAAGCTACATGATGAAAACCATCAGCTAGCGAACATGGCTTGTGACTACGTCATTAACATTAAGTTGATAGACCTAGACCCGCACGAGAGGTATATCGCGATGCCGAGGTTCAAGAGTGGAGACAAGCAAGGCAAACCCATGGGGCTAGTGGATGCTAAGTTCAGGGGTATGAACGCCAAGCAAGTGTTCGATATTCTGAAAGAGGAGCAACAAGGCAACAGTGCAGGCGATGGTGATGCGGGCGGTAGCGGTGAGGGCATGGACAAGCACGAGTGGGACAAAGCCCAAGAGATGAGCGACGAGGAGAAAAAAGAACTCGAACGCGACATTGACCAAGCCATTCGCCAAGGCATCATGAATCACGAGAAGATTGTAGGCAAAGGTGGCGGGGAGATCGACCGAGACCTATTGGACTTGATCGAGCCCAAGATCGACTGGCGGGAGGTGTTGCGCGAGTTTGTCAAAGCTACGTGTACGTCCAAAGACACATCATCGTGGAGGAGGGTCAACCGTCGGTTCTTATCGAGCGATGTGTATATGCCGTCGTTGATCGGAGAGAGGATTGGTTCTATCACGATAGGTGTAGACACATCAGGGTCGATTGGCGCGGAGGAACTGGTGGACTTTTTGAGCGAAGTCAAAGGCATTGCCGAGGAGGTCAAACCCAACCAAGTGGATTTGATTTACTGGGACTCTGACGTGGCAAGTCATGAAATCTACTACGAGAATGCGGTATCCGACTTAGTTGCAAGCACCAAACCTCGCGGTGGTGGCGGTACGTCCCCATCATGTGTACCTGAGTACATGAAGGAGAAGAACATCAAACCCGAGTGCACCGTCATGCTTACAGATGGGTGCGTAGGGGGAGACTGGGGCAATGACTGGCCAAGCCCTACCCTGTGGGTGATTGTGGATAACAAGAGTGCCCAAGCGACGAATGGCAAAACCATTCACATTGATTCAAGTAAGAACTAACAAAATGTTAGAAAAAGGAGAAACAAAATGAGTATTAGCGCATCAGCAGTATTGGCAGAGTTGAACATCAGCGTGTGGCCGGCGAGTAAACTTGATCGAGAGATCACCGACAAGGTCAATAGCGACGCGTCGGCGGTGAGAGGGGCAAGTCAAACCAAGAAGAATCTACTTGCGGGTACTAGCCTACGCAAAGACATTGAGAAGTTCGCCGCCCGCGTACGTCTCTATCACAACCAACACACACTACCATGGGCAGACAAGGGCGAGCGGTTATTGCCGACCAAGATGTTCATGGACTACAAGCAAACCATGAATGGGTTCGAGCGTACGTTCAACATCATGTGCGATGACTTCTTTGTGGAGTACCCCAGATTGGTAGCAGATGCACCTACTAACCTAGGTACGTTGTACAAGGCCGATGACTACCCCAGTATCGAGGAGGTGAAGTTGAAGTTCGGGTTCAGGCGAGCGATCAACCCATTACCCCAGTCTGGTGACTTCCGCTTAGACATACCGTCAAATGACTTGGCTGAGATGCGAGCTGAGTTCGAGGCCAAGGCCGAGGAGAGACTGGTCGAGGCCATGCGTGAGCCATGGAATCGGTTGCACAAGGTGCTTACTGCTATGTCAGAAAAGCTAAGCGATGATGGAGACGGGGACAAGAAACGCTATCACGATTCGTTGATCACTAACCCGATTGAGTTGTGCGAGCTATTGTCAAAGCTGAATGTGACCAATGACCCCAAGCTAGAGGACGCCCGCAAGCAAGTTGAGAGTGCGATGCTAGGTGTAAGCATGGATGCGTTGAAAGAAGATGGATACGAGCGCACGGCTTTGAAGAACAAAGTTGATGCGATTATTAGTAAGTTCGATTGGTAATAACTAACAAAATGTTAGAAAAGGAAACAAAATGAAAACACTTGATTTGAGCAACGTGAGATACACAAGTGCCTTGACCGACAAGGTCAATGGTAAGTATGCATTTGTGGATAAGCTACTAGACCCAGTCATTCAAAAGCTGGCCTTAGATAATCCAAGATGGGAGTTCATTGCAACTCATGGACGTGAGAATTCGACCGAGTTTATGTTCGATCAATTCACCATCAAAGAGAATGGGGAGCAACTGGGTTTGATTGATAAGAGTTGGTATCGTGGTAACTACACGATACGTATACGCAACGACCGCATTGGCAAGGAGCGCAACCGTGGGGATTCGTACGAGACCATCGACCCAAAGAAGGCCATACTCAAGGTCAGGAAGATGTTCCAACGTAAGACTACGAACGAAGTCCTAGAGTCAGCGACAAAGAAATCTCGCGAGGCCATGCGTTCGGTGATACGTGATCATGAGTATCAACTCAACAACTCCTTGCGTACCATAAAGGAAATGACTACCCAATACATTTTGGGTGTGGGTAATGTACATTTTCTCAACTATGTGAGTAGTGAGGACTGTCCAGCACACATGAAGTTACAAGTAGAGAGGAATACGCAACTCATTGACAAGCTCAAGGGTGAGCTTGACTACATGGAGTCATTGAATGATTCCAGTAGCATATTGATTGTAAAGAATGGTAGCAACTATATCGTAAAGAATCCATTAGGAGTGCAGTCGTATACCGACGACACTTTGCCCCTTAATCTCAAGAGAAAGATGGGCATACTGAAACTGGTGGACGATAGCACGTTCGTTAGAAATGTGGGTTACCGTATCGATGAAAATAATTTTATAGTAGGAGAAGAAAATGCAGAAAAAGCTAGCAATGATCAAGACGAGTAAAGAGGCCAAGCCTGTGCGGGTTGCACCCAATATCTTAGACCCCAACTTTAAATACACACCATCAGCGGGTACTAACGTACAAGCTACGTGGATGAAGTTTGGGTGGAAACCTGTTGAGCGTTCGAATGAAATCAAAAGCAGTACTTGAATTCAACTACCCCGAGGACGAGGACAAACTTTCCTGTGCTCTCCGAGGGGAAGACTATCGCAATGCGTTGGTAGACATACTCAACATATTGGATGCACCATTCTCTAACACCGTCATGATGGAAGAGATACGAACACTAATGAAAAAGTTTAGGGAGGAACTAACAAAATGTTAGAAACCATAAGATGAAGTGTCCTGTATGTGGTACATGGACAATCGTGTTGGAGGCTAGAAAGTCTCCAACGTTCGGATACAAAAGAAGGAGGGAGTGTGCCAATGAACACAAGTTTACAACCAAAGAAGTTGTCATTGAAAAAGAGGAGCTTGCAAGAGAGAGAAGAGATCATTACGAAAATAATCTCGGGAAAATGGTGGCCATTCGACAGAGTCGAGCCAAGCATACTAAACGAGGTAGAGCGCCGACTGAAAAAGTTGGAAAGAAGTAAACATGAGGACGCATTATTATGACAACCGGAATTGAGTATTTGAAACCTGAACAAAAACGTAAGGGGCGGGGGCTTGGTAAGAAACCCGCGCTTTATTGTACGAGCTTGCGTTTACCAAAGGAGGTGCACGAGTTTTTCGGCGCCAAATATCCGTACACAAAGCAAGCCAAAATGAGAGAAGTTCTTACTGATTTTATGAACAAGGAGTTAAACAATGAAAAGTAAAGCACAAACCGTACGTGAGTACATGAACGCAAACCCCGATGCAACTGTTGGTGAAACAGCCAAGAAGTGCAAGGTCACGACTCAGTACGTGTACCAAGTTAAGTCGGATGAGAAGAAACGATCAGCAAAGAAATTGGGTACACCCAAATTAAGAATGCAAGCATCATTTGATAGAGAACCGCCCGCACCTGAACCAATCTCCGTGCTCCGCATTACGATGGAAGAGCCAAAGACCGACAACGTCAATCACCCTCCGCATTACAAGACTGGTGGTATTGAGACTATCGACTTCATCGAGGCGAAAGAGTTAGGCTATCACTTGGGTAACGTTATCAAGTACGTTACTAGGGCTAAGCATAAGGGGGCAGAACTTGAAGACCTTAAGAAAGCCCAATGGTACTTGGAGAGAGCAATCATGAAACTGCATATCTAACATTTTGTTAGATTCAGGGAAAGTCCTTAGCCCGCGCAATGCGGGCTTTTTTGTTTTTGGGGGTTGACAGAGTAAAGTTTGGATGTTATCATCGGTGCTCGAAAACTACTGGAGTATTAGATGGCAACCCCCGAGGCCAAAGTCAAAGCAAAGATCAAGGCCATTCTAAAAGAACACGATGTGTACTATGCCATGCCGATAGGTACTGGCTACGGTAACTCAGGTGTCCCCGACTTCCTGTGTTGCGTGAACGGTTGGTTCATAGCAATCGAGGCGAAGGCGGGCAACAATCGTCCTACTGCATTACAAGAAAAGAACATGGCCGACATTGATCGAGCCGGTGGATTTTCTGTTGTCATTTACGAAGACAATCTGAAAGTTTTGGAAGGTTTGATTAAACATTTTAAAGGAGAGAAAAGATGAGTGATATATCAAACGGTGTGCAAGCACTAATCAACCGCATGGAAAGCAACCCCGAGGAGTTTTACAACCCCAAGGAGAATGACAAGTGGGCATTCATTTACAAGGAAACATTCAGAGATGTAATGACCGAGCCCGAGAAAGCCGCCATACATACTGCGCTTAAGAGCGTACGCAGAAAAGAGTTCGAGCATCTGGTGATGAAAGAGATTCTCAGAGTCGATGAAGACAAGCAAAAAGAGCTTGAGTACAAACGAAAAGAAACCCGCAAAAACCTTTTTGATTCCCCTGCGATAGCTAGGGAAGGCGAGCCTATACAGTATCGTTTTACCGAGTCCGAATATAGAGTTGCCTCGAATCTTGGGCTAGACATAGCGGACTACGTCAAAATGAAACAACAAATGGGGATTTAATGGATATCATCACGATTGATTTTGAAACCTTTTACTCGCGCGAGTTCAGTCTTACCAAGATGACTACCGAGGAGTACATAAGGGACGACCGCTTTCAAGTGATCGGTGTTGGCGTGCAAGTCAACGACGCAGAGCCGGTTTGGTTCAGCGGTTCACACGACGAGGTGCACCAGTTCCTGAGTTCGTTGGATTGGAGTCAGTCTCTAGCGTTAGCCCACAATGCCCCTTTCGACGGAGCCATTTTGAATTGGATTTTTGGTATCACTCCAAAGGGATGGTTGGACACGCTAAGCATGGGACGAGCCTTACACGGTACTGAGGTAGGCGGTAGTCTTAAAGTCCTAGCGCAACACTATGGTATTGGTGTTAAAGGTACAGAGGTAGCCGACGCGCTTGGATTCAGACGTGGCGATTTCACCGAAGAACATTTGGCGCGTTATGGTGAGTATTGCAAGAATGATGTCACTCTAACCCGTAAGCTATTTCTCAGTATGAGCAGTAGCTTCCCTTCCCTGGAGTTGCGTTTAATCGATTTAACGGTACGCATGTTCACAGAGCCAGTCTTGCAGTTGGACAAGGACATGTTAAAAATACATTTACTCAAAGAGCGTCAACGCAAAGCCGAGTTGTTGGAGAACTTTGACAAAGATACATTAATGAGTAATCCGAAGTTTGCCGAGTTACTCAAGGGGTATGGCATCGAGCCCCCGATGAAGGTGAGCCCTGCGAACGGCAAGCAAACATATGCGTTCTCTAAAACCGACGAGGACTTCAAAGCGTTACTTGAGCATGAACATCCGAATGTGCAAGCGCTAGTCGCAGCGAGGTTGGGTACTAAATCTACGATAGAAGAGACAAGGACTGAACGGTTCATTGGGATCGCTGAGCGTGGTGCTCTTCCAGTACCCCTACGCTACTACGCGGCGCACACAGGGCGATGGGGTGGAGACGACAAACTCAACCTACAAAACTTACCGCGCAGTTCTCTATTAAAGAAAGCCATACTGCCCCCCGATGGTTACGTGTTTGTGGACTCTGACTCATCTCAGATTGA